GTACATTTATCAACAATACTAATACTGCTACTATTGCAGGACAGGTAGTTCCAGAACGACAGTCGTTGAGCAAAGCACTCAAACCTAAGGCGGATAATTAATATGGCTGATCATTTCTATGACGGTCAATTGCGCCGATATATAACACAGTTTATTCGTGTAATGAGTAACTTCAGTTACAAGGATGGCAAGGGTAATGTTATACAAGTACCGACACGATACGGCGACATGAATCGTCAGGTAGCGCAGATATTGAATAAAAATTCAGAAAATGTCATGCCAAGTGCGCCATTCATCAGTTGTTATATTAAAGATATAAAATTTGATCGTCCTAGGCTTCAAGATCCAACTTTTGTCAGTAAGATTAATATTAGAGAAAGAGCATTTGATGAGAATAATCAAGAATACCTAAATGAACAAGGTGCTAATTATACAGTTGAACGTATCATGCCAACTCCTTATGTGATAACCTTTGCCGCAGACATATGGACTAGTAATACTGAACAGAAGTTTCAACTGTTTGAACAGATTGCATCAATTTTTAATCCTAGTTTAGATTTACAAACTACAAGCAATTATATTGACTGGACCAGTCTTAGTGTATTAGAACTTACAGATTCAGGTGTATGGAGTAGCCGTCAAATTCCACAAGGATTAGAACAAGATATTGATATAATGAATATGATTTTTACTGCGCCTATTTGGATCACTCCACCGGCTAAGGTTAAGAAATTAGGTATTATTACAAAAATTATCAACAATGTGTTTGCTCTAAATAATGGTACTGTTGTTTCTGATTATCAAAATCTTGATGCTGTTACTAATTTTGGTAGTACTCCAGAAAAAACTGTTGTGACCCCGGGTAATTTTGATTTACTAGTGTTAGACAAAGTTGCTACATTAATTAATTATTCATTCAATCAGTTAGATGATAACGTAGATGTTACTGACCCAGATAATATTAGCTCATGGCGTACACTATTAGATTTATATCCTAATAAGTTTATAGCAGATTTAAGCCAGTTAAGATTAACTCCGCCAGTGGGTCCCGAGATCATAGCAACTATGAGTTTAGATCCTAATGACGAAAGTCGTATGTTATTAAAATTTGATACAGATACCATACCAGGTAACACCTTGATCGATTCTAACGGATTACGTGATACTGATCTAGGATTTGATTCTGGCTCAGGAAGAGGTACTGTTAATGCCATTGTAAATCCTGAAACATTTAATCCTCAGAGTCCGTCTGTTGGCATTAGATATATTATTCTAGAAAATGTTAACATAGTATCTGAATATAATGATCCAGAATACAACGGACCCAACGCTTGGAAAAATTCTGATCAATCAGATCCGCAACTATATGCCAATAATATCGTAGAATGGTCTGGCACTGAGTGGATCACTGTATTCAATTCTACTACAGCCACAGAGATAACCTATATAACTAATATATATACAGGGGTACAATACAAGTGGGATCCAGACCAACAACAATGGAGCAAAAGCTTCGAGGGAATATACGATCGGGCGGCCTGGCGTCTAGTTCTATAAATCAAATAGTGTGTAGTGGTGGTACATTTCTAGCTAAAGATACTAAAAGATTTTTATTGTTACTGCGTACACAGGGAAAAACTGCAGGAACTTGGGGTCTAGTTGGTGGTAAGAAAGAACCCAGCGATGCTACTCCAGTTGATATCCTACGCAGAGAAATTGCAGAAGAAGTTGGAGAAACTCCTACTATAGAAAAAATAGTTCCCTTAGAATTGTTTACCAGCAGTGATGAAAATTTTCAATACAATACTTATGTATTAATTGTAGAAAAAGAATTTATTCCAACACTAAATGGAGAACATGCAGGCTATGCCTGGTGTGATTTTGATTCTTGGCCTAAACCCTTGCATCAGGGTGTAAAAAATAGTTTTAATAATAAAGTTGTTAGAGCTAAATTAGAACTGTTGTTAGATTTACTTTGATTCTAACGCTGTTAATCGTTCTGTCAATGATTCTATTAATGCTTGTTGTTCTTGAATACACTTCATCAACGCATATTGCAAATCTGTTTGATAGATTGATAAACGCATTTTAGGTTCTTCTTTAGTTCCCTTATTGCTTTCCATTACCAACTCTGGTGCAACAGCTTGCACATCTTGAGCAACAACACCTAAAGTCAAACCACCATCTTCTTCAAGATTTTGGTCAATGTAGTTGAATGTTTGAATTGGAATGGCGCAGATTACATCAAGGTATGACTTGGCTGGCGCAAAGTTTGTTTTCTCTCTGCGGTCAGACAAGTTGACATTGTTTCCGCTGTAGTTCGAAATACCACCATTAGACATAACCGAAAAACGAAGTGTACCATCATGGCAATAAATAAATTCATTGGAACTGTTATTAGGTGCTGCTCCTGAATATTTGATATAAGTACCAAATGGGCTGGCATTGGAATTTTGCATAGTAGTTACAAAATCTGCCACATTGTAACCAATTGCTAATCTACTTGTTGCAGATGGAAACTGACTTGTAGTACCAAGTAATAAATTACCACTAGCATTTAGTGTCATTGCTTGGGTAAAAGTTATTGCGTTTCCTGCTGTGCCTGAAGGTGCTGTATACCAAGAATGAACGCTTGATGCTTGAGTATATTTAGATGCAAAATCTGTAGAAATATATTTCCAACCACTATTGTAAAAGGCATTTTTAGTTAAATGGTTTGTGCCAGCATTGTCATCATTTAATATTGTTTGATTTATTTGTAAATTCTTTCCAAATTCATTTGCACTAGGAGTAACTCCAAGACCTAGGTTGCCTGATGCGTTAAGAATTAAATCAGCAGTTGCAGATGTGCCTTGAAAAAATCTATGTAAACCACTGGCTTCTGTGCGATATTCATTTGAACCAGTACCAGCGTTATGACTTACTGAGCCGTAATAAGTAGCGTTATCACTAAAAACAATTTGTTTGTTTACGTCAGCGGTGTTTATGACTGTGAGTTTTGCAATAGTACTACTAACGCCTATACCTACATTACCACCAACAGGGTTTAACAATAATGGGTATTGATTTGCCATACCACTTGCGCCGCCATCAGTTGATTGAAGCCATGCTCCTGTACCTCCTGCTTTAATACCTATATCTAACACCCCATTATCAGTTGTGTTTGATAAACGAGTAATACCATTTTGAGTGCTACCACTTGTTGCAGGATTTCCTGCCGCCCCATTTACTGTTAATTTTTGTGGTGGACTACTAGTACCTATGCCCGCATTTCCACTAACAGTAATGCTGTCAAAAGAAGAAGATTTAGCAACACTGTTGACTGCATCAACCCACTGACTACTGTCGCCATCATTATAGTATATAACTAAATTACCAACACTACTGTCCCACCACAATGTTCCAGTCGAAGGACTACTTGGAGCATTGTCACTAATTGTAACAATAGTACCAGTACTACTGCTACCGCTACTACTTGACGAACTTGATCCGCCTGCTACTGTATTAACAGCGTCAACCCATTGACTACTATCGCCATCGTTATAGTATATGGCTAAATTACCAACACTACTATCCCACCACAGTTGCCCGCTTAATGGACTAGTTGGAGCTGAGTCGCTGACTGTTGCCCTACCTGAGCTAAGTAACGTTCCGCTTGAATATATAGCACCAGCATACAATGTTCCGCCAATTCCTACACCACCTGTTATAACCAATGCACCTGTCGTGGTCGAGGTAGACACCGTTGAATTACTAGTTCTAATAATATCGTCAGTTGTAACTACAGTTGTGGTTATTGTAGTATATTCAATTGTTAATTTGCTGGCAACAATGTCACCACCTACATATAAATTGCCACCAATGCCTGCACCACCTGAAACTACAAATGCACCTGTTGTAGTCGAAGTACTTGTGGTAGTATTTGATATAAGAAATGTACTAGTAGTACCAGTAGTTTGCCCGCCAATGATTACTCCGGCAGTTACGTCAACAATACTACCACTAATGTATAAGTTACCACTAAGACCTACTCCTCCACGGACAACTAATGCACCTGTATTAGTTGAAGTTGAGTTTGTTGTACTTTGTATTACTGTATTTCCGCCAATGTACATGTTACCACCAACACCGGCCCCACCCCAGACTTGAAGTGCTCCTGAAAAAGTATTACTACTTTGTGTTATATTTGATATGACAAATGTTGAGGTAGTACCTGTTCCGCCACCACTAGCAGCCGCATAATTTCCTATTGTAGCAGTAGTAATAATTTGTGCACCAGCTATATAAGATGTACTGGCTACATACATACTGCCACCAATGCCAGCACCACCTGTAACTATCAATGCACCTGTTGTAGTTGATGTTGCTTGTGTACTAGTTGTGATAGTTAAATTATTAATAGTACTAGGGAATACATATGAACTTACAGCATCGACCCATTGACTAGTATCGCCGTCATTATAGTATATAGCTAAATTACCAACACTACTATCCCACCATAATTGACCAGAACTTGGACTAGTCGGAGCTGAATCGCTAATACTAACTGGAGATAATGCAGTACCGTTGACTAATAATGTTGTCCCTATTGTTAGAGATCCTCCAATATTAACACTACCGCCAATCCCTGCACCACCTGTGACTATTAATGCACCTGTTGTTGTGCTTGTGCTACTAGAAGTACTGCTTAATATTAAATTAGTTAAGGTTGATCCGGCAGCTACTGTTAGGCCGCCCATGTACATTTGACCACCAACATATAGATTTCCACCAATGCCAGCACCGCCTGTAACTATCAATGCACCTGTTATAGTTGATGACGCTTGTGTGCTAGTTGTGATAGTTAAGTTATTAACTGTACTAGGGAATACATAAGCTGATACAGCATCAACCCATTGACTACTATCGCCATCGTTATAATATATGGCTAAATTACCAACACTGCTGTCCCACCATAAATTGCCTGCTGAAGGACTAGCTGGAGCTGAGTCACTGATAGTAACACTAGTACCACTGCTACTAGCCCCACCCCCGCTTCCAGTGAATACAGTGCCGTTTTGATATAAATTACCACCAAAATATATGTTTCCCGATACACCAAGGCCTCCAGATACTACCAGTGCACCTGTAGTTGTGCTGGTAGAATTTGCTGTACTGGCAATTGATACTGTTCCTGTTGAGGAATAAAAAAACGATAGTTGACTTGCTATACTCAAGATTTAGCTCCGGCTTTTATGATTAATAGTGTATTTATGGGCATTTTGGTATTAAGGAATTGTAGTCCAACCTGTTATGCTGTTGTAATATTCTACTGAATCTAATGTTGTATTGAATCTCATATATCCGCCCTGCGGTGCGTCGGGTCTTTGAGCTGTAGTTCCTGAAGGTAGACTAAAATAACCAGTACTGGTATTATTTTGATCTTGTATGTTCATAGGAGTAAGATTTGTAGGACTAGTTGGCAGACTTATCCCACTCCATCTAGTTGTAAATGTATTATAACTTAAAGTTACTGAGCCAATGTTAGTACTAGTGGTAAATTGAAGGACAGTTGCGGTTGTTAATAACTGTATGTCGGCAAAGCTAGCAGTAGGTGGAGTAAAGGTGGCTGTGTAACGTGCAATATTGTTAGTGATTCGTAGGTCGTCAATATAACCATTGTAGAAGTAGCTGCCAGCATTATTATCTCCAATCCAGATTTGCTGACCGGTCAATAATGTACTGTTTGACGTAGAAGAAACACTGGTCCCATTTATAAACAAACGTAGTGTTCCAGACTCACGACAAAGAGCTAAATGTTGCCAAGTGCTTGCTGTTATTGCTGAACTTGCGGTAAGTGTCACAACCGATCCAGGCGAAATCCAAAATTCAATTGATGTACCATTTTGATACAAACTCCATCCACCTGTAGTCGCTGAATAGTTTTCGCTTGATACTAATGCTCTATATGCAGATGATGTATTACTTGGATATAACCAAAATTCAATTGTAAAATTGCCAGATAATACAGACTGCGGAGATGGCGAAGTAATTAGATAACCACTGCTACCATCGAGATACACACTTCCAGACCCAAATTTAACTAGAGAGGTAGAGGTGCTAGATACTCGTGATGATCCAACTGTAATCAAATTGTTCTGCATAGTTGAATCATATATTCCAGCATTAAGGCCTGACAACAAAAATACAGTGCCAGTAGAGCTTTGGCTACTAGTTGTGAGTGGGATAGTTGATGGAGTAAATGCTGAGGTATATAATGCGGTACCTTTAACGAATCGTATGTTTGATAAGTATCCATTAAAGTAATATAAATATCCGCCACCACCGGCCGCATTATCAACTTTACCAAAAAACCACGATAAATTTGTATTAGAAATATCGGAAGTAGTTGATATACTTGTTGCAACACCATTTAGATAGAATTTAACAACACCACCACTTCTTACAAGTGCACCATGATTCCAAGAATTTAGATTAAAAGTCTCTGTAGTAGCGGCACTTACTGCATTAATTACTATTTGTAAAGTAAGATTTGTGTTTACTCCTATTCCAATATATGGTTGCCAATTGTTTGTTCCTTGGCTTGATTGTATGAGGTTGGTAGCAGTTGCAGGAGGAACCGATGTTGGATAAAACCAAAGTTCAATAGTCCAATTCACACCTGAAAAGTTTGTTTCTGATGAACTAGGTATACTTAGATAATCTGTACTGCCATTAAAATATACTGATCCACTGTATAGGGTAGCCGCGGTTGATGCGTCTACCCTAGCAAATGGTGTACGTAGTGAAGGAACTGCTGTGCCTACTACTGTGATAACGTTAGATATTGTAGACGCATCTGCAATGCTTTGACTAGTTTGGTTGGTTAGCAGTACTGTGTTAGAAACTGCAGAGAGTGCTACGGTGCTGACTGTAAAAGTACCAGTGTAAAGTGCGGTACCTTTGACAAAACGTAGATTAGAAATATATCCATTGAAAAAGTTTGCTGAAGACCCAGTTACATTATTAGATGACCCAATTTGTACCAATGCATTGGTAAAATTATTAGTAGTTGTTCCGGTAGCTACACTAGTTCCATTGATATAGCATGTTATTGCATTTCCAACTCGCACTACGGCAACATGCGTCCATGTATTTGTCGGTATAGTACCTCCGGTAGCTATAACAGCTCCACTAGTATAGAATAACAAACTATTTGAACTATATAGTCCAAAAAAGAAACCAATTGCAGTTGCATCAGCTTGACTAGATCTCGCATCATAAACGGATTGTGTTCCACTTGATAATGGTGTATATACCCAAGCTTCAACGGTAAAATTGCCAGTTCCTGCGGCAAGATTAGAATTACTAGCCACAGTTAGATATCCAGTACTACCGTTGAAATATGTTGACCCCTGTATAGTATTTGAACTGATGCTATAAGTTTGTGTGTTGCCAAATGGATTAAATCTCTGTATGCTAACTCCTGAGCTTGCCGTGGTAATAAATGAGTTGGTAGATACATCCTTAAAATTATTAGAACTTAGAGTCAATAGGGCAGTATTAGTAACAGTTGTTAGTGACTCGGTGCTAGGACTAAAATTACTAGTATAAATTGCCGAACCGTTGACTACACGGAGATTGCTGATATACCCATTAAATCTAGTAGTAGAATCTGTGCCGCCGGCATTACCTATAAACAGTCTAGTTGCGATTCCGCCGTCAAGACCATTTAATCCGTAGTTATAACTACCGGTCTGTGTACCATTAACAAATAGGCTTACTGTAGAACCGTTACGTACCACAGCCACGTGATTCCACCCTGCTACAACATAGGTGCTCCCTGAAGCAATGGTCATACTACCATTGCTTGCTGAAAAATAAAAATTACCTGTGTCTATTCGATTGTAGTAAAGTCCCCAGGAATTGGTCGTAAAGGTAGTTGCATAGTTACCTATGATTAAGGGATAATTACTCACAGTCGATGCGGAATTTATCCAAGCTTCAATGGTAAAATTATTAATCCCAAAAGCAAAACTACTAGTAGTTGCTGTGCTTACATACACTGTCCCAGTACTGGCACCACTAAAATAAGCTGACCAATTTGACCCAAATGGATTTACTGATCCCTGCGCTGGAGTACCTGCACGAGTAATAATAAAATTATTGGTACTTGCGTCAACAAATGTTCCTGTGTTATTACTGTTGTTTGATCCGTCTGCGTGTAACAATATTGTAGTATCATTGTAATCACTGTCTCCAGAGTTGGTAATACTAGATACTATAGGTACTGGAAAATTAATACTCATGCTATAAATGCTCCCGTAGCGGTAAATGTATGTACAGTAAATGGTGATCCAGATACTGTAATTGTGGTCACTGTACTACCACCTGTGGCACGCTGACTACCTGGATAACGGATAATAGCAATTCCCGAACCGCCTGAATACCCACCACCGCCCCCGCCGCCGGTGTAGGCTGTACCAGCCGATCCTGCCACACTGATTGGGGTGGCTGAATTATATTTGGCACCAGTACCACCACCTCCTAACCCTCCAGTACCGGCTGTGTTAGCATTTATTAACTGTGCACCGCCGCCTCCGCCTGCGTAGTAGGTAACTGTACCATTAATAGATGAAATTAATCCTATACCGCCAGGTCCTGATACTGTTGGTGTGGCATTTGTTCCTGCTGATCCAGCACCACCACCACCTCCCCCAGCCGCTCCAGCTGGTGACGTACCTGGATAAGCACCAGTACCCCCTGGATTACCTTGCCCTAATGTTCCTATTCCACCAGCCACTGATTGATTGGCATTAACTACTCCGCCCCCACCGCCACTTCCGCCAGGAATTCCGATTGTAGTAGGACTTAATGCGGCGCAACTAGTCCCTCCACCGCCGCCCCCAGGTGCAGTAATTGATGTAATATTTGTACCTGTAAAACTGCTGGTAGATCCTCGAACTCCTTGTACACAACTAGATCCAGTGCCTCCTGCACCTATTGTAACTGTATATGTAGTTCCTGGAGCTACGTTGATGCTACCGTTTTGATATCCGCCTGCGCCACCACCACCATATCGGCCACCACCTCCACCACCGCCAACTACCAAATATTCTACAGGGTAGGTACTGTTTACACCAACTCCTTGCCAAGTAGTTCCGTTGGTAATTTCTAATATATTAACATCAGTATTATAACGCAGGCCACCTATCAATGGAGTTGTAAAAGTAGCAGTAAGTGAATAACTTAAAACTACTATTCCAGGTCCACCTGAAGCTCCGGTTGCTGTTGGAGCTGGGCCAGTGGCACCACCACCACCACCACCGGTGTTAGGAGTCCCTGCTGTTGCTGGAACAATTCCAGGTGAACCACCACCACCACCACCGGTTCCGCCTGATCCACCTGATCCACCATTACCTCCACCACCACCTGCATAGATTGTAGCTATACCTGTTATGGTGCTGGTAGTACCATTACCTCCAGCAATCGATCCGGGTATACCTGCGGCTCCAGCACCACCACCACCCCCACCGAGATAAGGACTTGCTCCATTTCCACCCGGATTACCTTGTCCCGGAACACCAGTACCAGCAGGTCCGCCGCTTACACTACCAGCACCACCACCACCACTGCCACCTGGGCCAGCGGATCCATTAGCTCCACCTCCAAATCCGCCACCTGTAGCTGTAGAAATAACTGTAGTGCTTGACACTATAGAACTAAAGCCACCTGAACTAGCCGCCGCACCTCCCGATCCAACTGAAATAATATAAGTGATTCCTGCTGATGCTGTAAATGTTCCGGTTGTAAATCCGCCTGCTCCACCACCACCACCGTTGTTAGTTGGATTCCAATTACCCCCACCTCCCCCGCCTGCTACTACCAAATAACTTACTATAGGAATAGCACTTGAAGCAGTAAAATAACTAGTGACCGTGGAAGTAAACACATGCACAACTGATGTACCAGCAAACACACCAGTGCTTGTGGTATAAAATCTACCTCCAGTACCAGTGGTTATACTGTTGGTACTCACTGTAAGTGAAGGCCGTTGTGCTATCGTACCACTGCTAACAGCAAAGAATCCTGTACTAGGATTAGCTTGATCACTTAATAATAATGGAGTAATTACTTTAGTAGAAGTATCAGTGGGTATGGTATTAACTACCCAACGTGAGCTCACAGTATTATATGTATAAGTTGTTGTATTGATCGTGTAGAGAACCGTGGTTACGGTGCTTAAGGAGTATGACAAAACTATAATGCCAGAACCACCTGAAGCACCCCCAGCTCCTCCTGAGCTAAAAGTACCAGCTCCACCACCACCGCCTGTACCGTTAGTACCAGCAACAGCAGAAGATGATAACGCACCAGCACCACCACCACCTGTGCCCCCAGCACCTCCCCATCCTGATCCACCACCACCTGCATATGTAAAACTAGTTCCTGTTATAGAAGAAGACGCTCCATTTCCACCATTGCTATTAGCAGTGGTTGCCGCAGATCCAGCTCCGCCACCTCCTGAACCTAACCAGGTTGGACCTCCAACATTAGGAGATCCAGGATTTCCTTGCCCAGGAGTTCCGCAACCTGCGGTAGTAGCACCTGCCGCACCACCACTACCACCACCAGACCCGCCTGGATTTCCTGTGGTGTTACTTTGTGATCCTCCACCTCCGCCTCCTATTGCTGTTATTGTAGTTATACTTGTGCCTGAAATAGAAGAATTTACTCCATTAGATCCTTTAGTTCCGGCGGCTGGACTACCCGATCCTCCTGCTCCTACTGTTATGGTATATATTATTCCAGATGTGGCTGTAAACGAACCTGTAGTAAATCCACCCGCACCTCCCCCACCCCCTCCATATGCTCCGTTTTGTCCAGCACCGCCACCACCACCACCAGCTACAACAAGATAGCTTACTGATAAACTTTGCGTAGCTGTAAAAAATCCACTTGCTGTGAATATGTGTACAACACTGGTGCCAGTAAATACTCCAGTTGATGTAGTATAATAACTTGTACCGCCTGTACTTGTTGTTATTATACTTGAACTGGTAACTTGCCCCGATTGAGTAAAATTAGTAACATATGCTGTATAAGTACCAGTGGAGACAACAGTAAGGGAGTCAGGAAATGCGGCTGCGGGTGCGGTAAAGTTAGCGGTATAGCGTGCCACCCCGTTGGTAATACGCAGGTCGTCTATGTAACCTGTGAGATATGAAGTGGCATCTCGACCTACACCTACATAGAGAGGATAGCTGGTCGAATCGAATACTTGCGAACTGGTTCCAGATCCGTTGGCAACACCGTTTAAGTAGTGAGTTATAGTCGACCCAGAA